TAGCGCAGAGCAGGAAGCGTTAAATGTTAAATCACAAAAAGACGTAGACCTACAGAAAGAAAAATTAGAGAGTTTAGATTCTCAAGACAATATCTTAAAGCTACAAGGACTTACCGAAAAGCAAATACTTCAGCTTAAAATAAAGCAAACAGATGAAGCTATAAAGGCTTATGAGATATCTATTAAGAATCAGGAACAAACTTTAAAAGCACAGATACAAGCCGAGCAGCGAAACAAAGAGATACTTAAAGGAATACTTCAATTTATTTTAGCACCTATAAACCTACTATTAAAAACCGTAGACGAGATAGGCGCATTTTTAGGTAAGGATTGGAACTTGCAAGACCAAGTAATGGATTGGACTGCTTCATTAATCTTTGACCCTAAAGAAGTAGAAGAAGAAGGAATGAAGGCTATTGCAGAATCTAAAAAGGCTTTAGCAGAATTAAAGAACCAACAGGCAGGATTTAAATTAGAAATACAAGCTATAGATAAACAAGCAGCGGATGCTCGTAGACAAGCACAAAAAGAAGCAAATGATAAACGAGTAGCAGACGAAAAAGAAAAGAATGATAAGCTAAAAGAACTTGCTGAAGAAAAAGCTAAATTTGATTTAGAGCAGATTGAACTTGATGAAATTAGACAAGAACAAGCCTACCAAAGAAAGTTAGATGCAGCAGCAAAAGCCGCAGAAGAAGAGAAGGCTATGGAAGATGCTTTACGAGCAGAACGATTAGCAGCAGAACAAGCAGATGAAATAAGACAAGAGGAAGCGTGGGCAAGAGAGCAAGAAGGAATAGCAAAACTTCAAGAATTAAAATACGCAGCAGTTTTACAAGGTTTAACATTAATCTCTGACTTATCCGAAGTCTTTGCTAAGAAAGGAGAGAAACAAGCTAAGAGAGCATTTGAGATACAAAAGGCGGCAAGTATAGCGGCAGCAGTAATAACAACTTATCAGAGTGCAGTTAGTGCGTATCAATCTCAGTTCTTGCCATTGCCTGACCCTACATCGCCTATTAGAGGTGCTATCGCAGCAGGTATAGCCGTAGCAGCAGGATTAGGAAACGTAGCTAAAATAGCATCACAAAAGTTTGAAGGTAGCGGTTCTATTAGTGCTTCAGCAGCACCAAGTGGTGGTGGCGGAGGTGGAGGCGGCGGCGGCGGCGGTACTGTTATCACTCCTAACTTTAACTTAGTAGGAAATGCACAAGCTACGAATCCATTAGCAGGATTAGGAGAAGGATTAATACAAGCCTATGTAGTAAGTGGAGATGTTACGACTGCTCAGTCTTTAGATAGGAATAGAGTGAATAACGCAACGTTTGGTTAATTATAAAGTTATTAGGATATGAATAAGATAATAGAATTAGTGATAGACGAGAACGATGAGATGAGCGGAATAGATGCCGTTTCTGTAGTTAGTTCTCCTGCAATAGAAGAGAATTTTATTGCGTTACATAAACACGAAGTAGAGTTGAAAGAAATAGATACTGAGAAGCGTATCTTAATGGGTGCTGCTTTAGTGCCTAATAAACAAATCTACAGACGTAACGACAAGAACGAAGAGTATCATATCTATTTTAGTAAGGACACGGTTAGAAAAGCATCTGAGTTATTCTTAATGAGAGCAAACCAAAACAACGCTACATACGAACACGATAAAAAATTAAGTGGAATGAGTGTGGTAGAATCGTGGATTATCGAAGATGAGAAAAAAGACAAGTCTGCAAAATACGGATTCAGTCTACCTGTAGGAACTTGGATGATTTCTATGAAGGTAAATAACGATGAGGTATGGAAAGACGTAAAAGAAGGTAAAGTAAAAGGATTTTCTATAGAAGGTTACTTTGCAGATAAATACGAAATGAGCCTTAATCCTGCAGTTACTGAGCCAGAAAATGAAGATGAAGTATTACTCGAAGCAATTAAAAGAATAATTGTAGATGCAGAAAGACAAGAACTTCGCTCATATACAGACTACCCAAAAGCAGCAGTTGAAAACGCAAAGATAGCAGTTCGATATGCAGAAGAGAACGGATGGGGTTCTTGTGGCACTGCCGTAGGAAAAATTCGTGCTGGTCAGCTTTCTAATAACGAACCCATTTCAGAGGAAACGATATCACGTATGGCAGCATTTGAAAGACACAGACAAAACTCTGACAAGGAGTTAGGTGATGGATGCGGTAGATTAATGTGGTTAGCGTGGGGTGGTGATGAAGGAGTAGAATGGGCGCAACGTAAATTAGAACAAATCAAAAACAAATAAGATGGCAAAACAAAAAACACTAAGTAAGACAAGTCCTAAAGGCGGGAAAAGAGGATGCCTTTGTGACGATGGTACTTATAACTCAAAATGCTGCACAGGAGAGTTGCAAAATCAAGGAGTTGGTAGTACGGTAAATCAAGTCGTAAGTAACGTTGTAAACACGAACACGGAAAGACAGATTAATTAAAAAATACAACAAAATAAAAACACGAAAGTTATTAAGTTATAAATGTTAAATATGAAAAAGAACGTAATCAATCAAATTAAAGAACTTCTCGGGATGGAAGTTAAATTGGCTACTATGAAACTTTCAGACGGAGTTACAGTATTAGAAGCTGAAGTGTTTGAAGCAGGAGCAGAAATATTTATAGTTGCTGAAGACCAAAAAATAGCTTTGCCTGTAGGAGAGTATGAATTGGAAGATTCTAAAATGTTGGTAGTAATCGAAGAAGGTATTATCGCTGAAATTAAAGATGCAGTTGCTGAAGAGGAAATGCCGATGGAAGAGCCAGAAGCAGAAACAGAAGTAGAAGTTGAGGCAGAAGCCGCAGCACCTAAAGACATTAAAAAGACGGTTGAATCTATCGTTAAAGAAACGTTCTTCTCAGAAATGGAAGCACTTAAAATTGAAAACGAAGAGTTGAAAGCTAAGTTAGAAATGTTTTCAAAAGTTGAGCCTACTACAGAAGTTGCTACTGAAGAAACTACTAAAGAAAATAAGGTTGAATTAGAGGAAGTATCTCCTATCACTTTCAACCCTGAGAATGTAAATAAAGTTGAAGGATTCAAATTTGCTTCTAAAAGAGCAAGAACTACAATGGATTCTATCCTTGAAAAATTAAATAAATAATTAACTAATAATTTAAAAAAAAGATGGCTACTACAACATCAATTACAACTACTTATGCTGGGGAGTTCGCAGGTAAGTACATTGCTGCAGCACTTTTGTCTGCACCAACTTTAGAGCAAGGTGGTTTAACTATCCACCCAAATGTTAAGTACAAGCAAGTTATCCAACGTGTTGCTACTGACGGAATCGTTAAGAACGCTACTTGTGATTTTGACGCTACTTCAACTTTAACTCTTACTGAAAGAGTATTGAATCCTGAAGAGTTCCAAGTTAACCTACAACTTTGTAAAAAGGATTTCCACCAAACTTGGCAGGCGGCTGAGATGGGTTACGGAGCATTCGATGTTCTTCCTAAATCTTTCGCTGATTTCCTTATTGCTCACGTAGCTGAGAAAGTTGCTTCTCATATGGAAGGTGTTATTTGGGAAGGTAACAATGCTTCTGCAGGTGAGTTCTCAGGTATTATGCGCCAACTTGCACTTGATGCTACTTTACCAGCTGCACAAGAGGTAGCAGGTACTACAGTAGATGCAGGTGACGTTATCGCTGAACTTGGTAAAATCGTAGACGCTTGTCCATCACGTTTGTACGGACAACCAGATTTGAAATTGTATCTTTCTTCTAACATCGTACGTGCTTATATCCGTGCTTTGGGTGGATTCGGTGCATCAGGTTTGGGTGCTAATGGTGTTAACGCACAAGGTACTCAGTGGTATACTAACGGTTCACTTTCTTTCGATGGTATTCCAATCTTCTTGGCTTATGGTCTTGATGACAACAGAGGTCTTTTAACTCAGTCTTCTAACCTACACTTCGCTACAGGTCTTCTTTCTGACTTGAATGAAGTTAAAGTTATTGATATGGCAGACCTTGATGGTTCTCAAAACGTACGAGTAATTATGCGTTTTACTGCAGATGCTAAATACGGATTTGCTGGAGATTGTGTTACTTACGGTGTAACTAACTCAGCTAACTAATCTTAACCAATAAAATAACGAGGGTGGTGGAATATCTACCACCCTTTTTTTATAATATTTAAAACTTAAAAAAATGAGCTGTGATATTGCAAACGGAAGAATAGAGCCTTGTAAAGATGCGGTAGGTGGTTTAGATGCTATCTACATTATCAATTACGGAGACTATTCTTACCCAGTAGATTTAACGTATAACGCTACCAACACGGATGTTATTGATGACATTAACAACGTAACAAACGTGTATAAATTCGAACTTAAAGGAACTAACTCTTTTGAGCAAACGATAAACTCTTCAAGAGACAACGGAACCACTTTTGTGGAGCAGGTTTTAGTTGCTAACTTGAAAAAGCAAGATGTAGCTACACATAAAATGGTTAAGTTACTTGCTTACGGACGTCCTCACATTATCGTAAGAAACAGAAACAATCAGTTCTTTCTTGCAGGTGTAGAGAGAGGAATGGATGTGACTGCAGGTACTATCTCTAACGGAACGGCACTTGGGGATTTTTCTGGGTATACTTTGACGTTCACAGGAATGGAGAATATCCCTGCAAACTTCTTGAATTGTTCAACTGAGGTAGGGCTTAAAACAGTTCTTTCTAATGCGAACATTGTAACTGTATAGTTTTTCTTTCATAATAGTTGGATTAGGGTAGCTTCGGTTGCCCTTTTCTTTTTTAAAACAATATCGAAGTGTTTAAGTTAATATAGTATGATAGTATTAAATGTATCAGCTACAAGCCAAATTATTAGCTTCATTCCACGAGAGGAAAGCTATGATACTTTGGAATTAACTGACGAGCAAACAAATGATACGCAGGTTGTAACTATAATCGATTCTACGGTAGGTGAATATTACCACACTATAGAAGCTATATTTGATTTAGTTGAAAATCATTTCTATATGTTGGTATTAAAAAACGGGAGTGATATAGTATTTAAAGACAAGATATTTTGTACTAATCAGCCTTTGGTATCATTTAGCGTAAACAATGGTCAGTATGTAAGTTCGACCACAACAAACGACTTTATAATTTATGAGTAATCTACACATCTTAAATTTAGCAAAATACGAAGCACCTGTCATTGAGGAATCAAAGAAGAATGAATGGGTAACGTATGGAGAAAACAACTCTTACTATCAGTTCTTAATTGATAGATATAAAAACTCTACTACCAATAACGCTATTATAAATAATATTAGCCGCTTGGTATATGGTAAAGGTTTAAGCGCAGTAGATGCTTCGAGAAAGCCTAACGAGTACGCTCAAATGATGGCTATGATTAACGCAGACGATATGCGTAAAGTAGTGTTAGATTTTGAGATGTTGGGACAAGCAGCGTTTCAAGTACATTATTCTAAAGATAGAAGTAAAGTATTAAAGGCATATCATATACCTGTGCATCTTTTAGCACCTGAGAAGTGTAATAAAGACGGACAAATCGAAGCCTACTATTATTCTGATAATTGGGAAGATTTAAGAAATTATGCGCCTAAGAGAATTCCTGCATTTGGATTCGGTAATGAGCAAGTAGAAATAATGTT